TCTTGTGGTTTGGTCCGCAGGCGGCGACCGGCACCGGCCCGGTGACCAGTTGGAACACGCGCGGCGGCGACGTGACCTTGCTGCTCAGCGACATCACCGGGGCGGGTGGTGCGCCGATTGCCTCGCCAAATTTCGGCGGCACGCCGACCGCGAGCACGGCGACACCGGGAACGAGCACCACGCAGTTGGCGACGACGGCTTTCGTGACCAGCGCCTTGTCGGCCTCGGGCGTGGCGACCTTCAACGGACGAGCTGGCGCCGTCACGCTCCAGGCCTCCGATGTCACCGGGGTAGGAGGCGCGCTTCTCGCCTCGCCAAACTTCTCCGGCACGCCGACCTCGACGACACCGGCACCGGGCGACAACACCACCAAGATCGCCACGACGGCCTTCGCGGCGGCGCTGGCGGCTCTCGGCTTGCAGAAAGCCAGCAATCTCTCCGACGTGGCGAGCGTGCCGACGGCCAGAGGGAACCTCTCGGCGGCCCAGTCGGGCGTCAATGGCGACATCACGTCGTTGACCGGGCTGAACACGGTCCCGGCAGTCGTGCAGCAAACGCTGCGCGGCTATCTCGGCGGGCTGATCACTTCTTGGCAGAGCAACACTACGATCCTCGTCAATACCGGGGTGGCGCTGTCGGACGACGGCTCGACCCTGATGACCTTGCCGTCGGGCCTGACCAAGAGCCTGGCGGCCTGGGCGGCGGGCAATGGCGGCATGCTCGACACCGGAGCGCTGGGGAACAACTGGTATCACGTCTTCCTGATCTACAACCCGACCTCGCAAGTAGTCGATGTCCTGGCTTCGACTTCGGTCAGCGCGCCGACGATGCCGTCAGGCTATACGAAAAAGCGCCGCATCTGGACGATTGTCACGGGCGCTTCGCCCTTCAACATCACCAACTACATCCAGCTCGGCGACGACTGCATCTGGAACACCCTCTTTACGTGTTTCAACGGCACGCTCTCTTCGAGCGCTGCGGTGGGCGTTGGCTCGCTCACACCGCCCAACCTGAATTGCGAGGTTGACCTGTCGGTGCAGTATAACGGCTCGACGGTGGGCACCTTCTATTTGTGGTCGCCCTATTCGGCGTCGGCGGCAGCGCTTTTTGTCAGCAATGTGGCTGGCACCTATGTCGCCACCCAGGTGCGGGTGATGTCGAGCGCTGGCGCGTCGCCGCAATTTAATGCGCAGGCGGGTTCGGCCACCAACACCACCGTCATCCAGGCCAAGGGCTACAAAGACACGCGCGGGAGGTTCAATTGACCACCACTCCCGCCTTCGACCTGGCGCTCTACGTCGACAACACGACGCCGCAACACGTCAACGATGCGGTGGTCGTGCAGAGCTTAGGACCTCCGCTCTCAACGAAGTTCACGCCGGTCGTAGTGTCTTCGACGCCAGGCGTGACCGTGGACGCTTCAGTGCCCAAAGCCAATGCGCAAAATCAGATCTTGGTTTCGGGCACAGGACCAAATTACCCCTGGGGCCTGACCACCAATCCGGCAGTCGCAGCAACAGTGCCGCCACCTTCAGGGGCGAACCGTGTCTTGATGAGCGATTCGACCCTGACCTGGAAAGACACGGCACTCTCGGCGCTCTTGAGCGCTGGCAATGCCGTCGTCACCAATGGCGGTGCACTTTACACTTTCGACAGCACTTCGGTGCTTGCCTTCACCGCTTCGCTCAGCCTCGTCACTCGTCTCGACGGCGGCGATCCGACGAAATCAATGATCGACAATTTCAGCATCGACGCTGGCACATTCTGATCCCGCGCATATGCGCATCGAGGGAGGGTAGATACCCATGACATCACGCATCCAGACACTTCGTTCTTCTGTCGCCGGTAATGTTCCAGCAAATGGTGTGCGTGCACCCGGTGAAATCTGGACGAATTTCCCGGACAAGCAGTTCGGCGTGATCGACGCTTCGCAGAATGCCCAGAAACTTCTGGCAGTGAGAATCTTTTCGAGCACCGCTTCCTACGTCACTGGAGACATGGTGTCTCAGGCCGGAGCGATCTACGCGGCGAATACCAATGTTCCAGCAGGCGCGTTCACGCCTTCACAGTGGAACAAGCTGGCCTCGATGACCGACGTGGTGGGCGCTTATCTTCCCATCGCCGGAGGGACACTCACTGGTGCCCTCGTCCTCAATGCCGACCCGTCGGCGAACCTGGGGGCGGCGACCAAGCAATACGTAGACGGCAAGCTCACTGGCGCCTTCCTGCCGATCTCTGGCGGCACCGTTACCGGCAATCTTACGGTTTCCGGCACCACGGCGCTGAACAGCACCACCAACATGAACCCGGCGACGGGCTCGATTTCGCTGCAACCGGCTTCCGGCAACGTGGTCATCAAGCCTTCGACAGCGGGCTCCATCGACAACATGGCCATCGGCGGCGTCACGCCAGCAGCGGGCAAGTTCACCACGCTCACCGCTACCGGCACGGTGACCTTCGATCACTTGGCGCTTAATCCGGCGACCAATGTCCCGGCACTGAAGCTCGGCCCCACCAACGCTCTCGTCTTTGGCGATGGCACCAACCAGGCTTATCTCGGGACGAACGCCTATTTCAATCCCAGTGACAACAAGTATTACGTCGCGGCCACTTCCACAAGCGGCTGGGGGATGTGTGTGCCTACGGGAGGGAATCTACTCTTTGCGTCAGGAAGTGGCAGCGTCACAGGCGGCACGGTCATCACGCCGAGCTGGAGCGCCGCTTTCCTGGCAAGTGGCGGCACCATCACTGGCGCGACCACCGTCAACGCCAATTTCACTTGCTCCGGCACGACCCAGTTGAGCGCCACCAATGTCTCCGCTCAGTTGTCCACCTACGCCGGTCTCTCCATCCAAGGTGGCACGCAATACTACAGCGCTAGTTTTCAGCCAGGCGGGACCTTCCCGAATGCCGGTCTTGCCGAGTTCTACACCGTCGCCATCCGCGCCTCGACCTATCTCGGGGCGATGGGTTCGACGGCGCACAGCTTCTGCGGCAATGGCTCTTACATCTGGGGCGCCGGATTTTATTCCAACTGGTCGGGCGGCGGCGGCCTGTTTTCGCGCGTCGATACCACGGCCGCCAATGAGATGGGCTTTCTGTGGGGCGCGGGCTCCTTGATCGGCTCCATCACCACCAACGGCTCTTCGGTCAGCTACAACGGCACCTCGGACGGGCGTCTCAAGAAAAATATCCGTGACATCACCGAGGAGGTGGACATCGGCGCCGTGATCGACGGCATCCGGCCCGTGGCTTTCCGGTGGAAAAACCGGCGCGGTGTCATCGGCGAGCCTGGTGGTGTCTTGCGTTCGGGTGATCCGGTCGAAAACCCTAACAACGATCCTGAGCCCCAGCTCATGAGGCACGAACGCCTCAGCCAAGGCACCGATCTCGGACATGGTTTCGTGGCGCAGGAACTTATCAAGATCGCGCCCATCGCCGTGCACGCTCCTGATGACGGCGAGCGCGAGCTGGGCAATTTCGGCGAGGAAGATCATACCCTGTGGGGCGTCGATGCCGCGAAGCTCATGCCGTATGTGATCGCCGAACTTCAGGCACTCAGAAAACGTGTCGCCGAGCTGGAAGGGCAATGATGTGGCCGCTCGTCCTGGCGCTGAACCTGGTGGTGCTGCACAACGGCGGCGGCCACGAGGTCATCATCAACCCCAAGGAGGTGACCTTGCTGCGCGAGCCGAGAGAAGGCGAGCACATGGTGAACGGGACGGAGTGCGCGATCTTCTTCACCGACGGCAAGCTCGCCGCCGTGGTCGAGACTTGCGAGCAAGTGCGCGAGCTGATCGAAAAATCCGGGCCCCGCTGACATGATGATGCAGCCGCAAGCCATGTCGGAAGCCGGTCTGGAAATGCTGATCCAGCGCGAAGGCCTGCGGCTGGAGGCCTATCAGGACAGCGTAGGCGTGTGGACGATCGGCATCGGCCACACCTCGGCGGCGGGCGATCCCGAAGTAGGGCCCGGCATGACCATCACCGAAGACCAGGCGGCATCGATACTGGCCGCCGATCTGGAAGACTTTGAAGAATGTGTCATGGAGTGCGTCACGCAGCAGATCGCCCAGCATCAGTTCGACGCCTTCACCTCGATCTGCTTCAACATCGGCACCGGGGCGTTCACCGAGGCCACTTTCGTCGAGCGCTTCAACGACAATGACATCGCGGGCTGCGCAGAAGCCATTCTGTGGTGGGACAAGCCGCCCGAAATCATCCCCCGCCGTCAGGGCGAATATGTGCAATTTCTCGGGGGCTACGTGCCGCGAATTCAAACTCTAGGAGAGTGAAATGCCCCTTCCTCCCGTTCCCGCTCCTGGCGCTGGCAGCGCCGGGATTCCGCATCTTCTCGCGGGGCTGGCCGCAGCGCACGGCGCGCCCGCCAGCCTCACCATGCACCCCGGAGCAGGAGGGATGGGTGGCCCCCCAGCCATGCCGCCTATCGCTCCCGGCAGCGGTGGCCCTCCCGGCCTTGGGCTGGGCGGGCCGCCGCCAGGGCTCGGCGCACCGCCAGGGATCGGCGCGCCTCCCGGCATGGCAGGGCCGCCGCCACCGATGACGGCGCCTCGTGCTCCGGCAGCTCCTCGTCCTCCCCTGCCGCGCGCCAAGGCACCAAGAGCTGGCGTTCGCGTTAAGCAGTCCCCCGTCAGGGTGTCTTAAAAATGATGAGACACCGAAAGACACCAAACTAAGTCCTTGAAGACATTGGAGAATATACCATGAACAAGCCCAAATCATCTGATGAGCGCCCTGCCAAGACCGCCGTCGAAGAGCAAGCCGACGTGCGCAAGCGCGAAGCCGAACAGCACCAGCAGCCACTCCCGGTCGAGGGCGACCCGGTGCAAGTCGAATACGAACGGCCTCTGCCGCAGCCGGGCGACAAGGATTACGTCGCCGGTCAGCCCGTCGATGACGCCGAGGCCGACGAGACGGAGAGCCAGCTCAAGCAGCGCATGCAAGACGCCGACCGGCGCAGGAAAGAAGCCGAGCAACTGCGCGACCAGCAACAACGGCACCCGGACCAGCAGCAGCGTGGGCCGCACGGGCAGCGCAAGTAAGGAGGCACCATGACGGCATCTTCGTATGCGTGGCAGCACCGCCTCGACGAGGCGGTGCCCGACGCCGGAGTGGTCACGGTAGAGACACCGGGCTTCCTGGCCGCCTCGAATTATAATACCGACGAGACATCGGTGGTCCTCGACGGCACTGTGTTCACCCGGGACCAGGCGCCTTGCGTCTGGGCCGGGGACTTTACGTCTGTCGATGTGACCAACGACACCGGCAGCGAGTGGCAACCGGCGCAGACGCTCTACGTCACCGTGGCCAAGACCGTCTTCGATCCCGCCGATGTCCAAGCAGGCTTCGAAGCGCTCGAAGCGCGCGTCTCGGCCAACGAGGCGGCCATCACTACTCTCAATGAAGATGTTGACGCGCTCGACGAGCGCGTCACCACGCTAGAATCAAATCTCGCCCTCGACAAAGAGCACCAGGAGAGCAAGAGCGAGCCAAAGAAGAATTCCACCAAGGCAAAGGAGCACAAGCCACACGTCAAAAGCTCCCCAACAAAGAAACGCCGCTGAATGAGTGACCGGCATCAGCTTAAACGGCTTCTCGAACGCAAAAAAGCAGTTCTCGCGGCTCGCCAGGACCTTGTTTCGTTCGCCAGATTCATGATGCCGGTCCCCGACGACCCCGATGACGTGTCTTCGAGCCTCTATCGACCGGCAAAACACCTTCAAGTGCTGGGAGCTGCCCTCGAAGAAGTTGAAAAAGGCAACTTTTTACGACTACAGGTGTCGATGCCGCCGAGGCACGGCAAGACGAAGCTCGCCACGCACATGTTTGCGGCCTGGTTAGCGGGCCGGGACCCGTCCAAATCCGTAATCATGGCGACTTACAGTGAAAAATTCGCGTGGGACCATGGTAGAGCCGTCCGAAACCTCGTGGAAAACCCACTTTTCAACCAAGTTTTCCCAAAAACGCAGCTTCGAGCGGGCTCGGCGAGCATGGATCGCCTCGAAACGACCGAGGGCGGCATTTTGTTCTTCCTGGGACGCGGTTCGGGTGCCACCGGGCGTGGCGCTGACGTGATTTTGCTCGATGACCCGATAAAAGACCGCAAAGAAGCTGATTCCCCGACCGTCCGCGAGCAATTGTGGTCTTGGTATACCCAAGTCCTGCAAACGCGCCTCACCACAAAGCGCGGTGCCATCGTCATCATCCAAACCCGCTGGCACGAAGACGATTTGATCGGTCGGCTCACCGATCCGCTGAACGCGTGCTACTCGGAAACCGAGGCGAAGCGCTGGCGTGTCATCAACATGCCTGCCATCGCAGGCGAGAAGGACGTTTTGGGCCGTCAGAAGGGCGAGGCACTGTGGCCCGAACGTTTCGACCGAGATTACCTCGACAACATCCGAGAAACGGACATCCGGGGCTTTCAGGCGCTCTATCAGGGGCGGCCAACACCGGAGGAGGGCTCGTTCTTCAAGGCTGTCAATCTGCGCACATATGCCCGGGTCCAGGACATGCCGCCAAAGGAGAAGATGCGGTTCTATGCGGCGTCTGATCATGCGGTGTCTCTCGAACAGGGGCGCGACAAGACGTGTCTCATGGTGATTGGGGTGGACGAGAACGACCAGATTTGGGTGCAGCCGGAAATCTTCTGGCGGCAGGCTGACACGGCGCTCGTGGTCGAGACAATGGTTCTTATGATGGAGCGCTATCAGCCGCTCTTCTGGTGGGCTGAAAAAGGGCATATTTCCAAGAGCATCGGGCCTTTCCTCAGAAAGCGCATGCTGGAAAAGCGTGTCTTCTGCTCGATCAACGAGCTGACCCCGACGGGCGACAAGCAAACCCGCGCGCAAAGCATGCAGGCCCGCACCTCGATGATGAAAATCCTCTTCCCCGGCTTCATGCGCTGGTGGCCCGAAGCCTACGACCAATTGCTGAAGTTTCCGCAAGGCGCGCACGACGATTTCGTTGACACGCTCTCCCTGTTCGGTCTGGGATTGTTCAGCTTGAGGGGACAACGGTCAGCCGTGGTGAAGAAGAAGGAACCCGTGCTGCTGACCTACGGCTGGGTCATCGAGAGCGCCAAGAAGGAACGCAAGCACGAACGCGAGCAACGCCGCGTTGGAGGGTGGTGACATGCCGGTTCAGTTGACCCCGCAAGAAGCGCAGATGGAAAGTGCCCTCGCTGATCAACCGGGCGTGCCTTTGCAGATGGCCGAGCAGGCGTTGAAAGGCAATGAGAAAGACCTGATGGATCGCGACGCGCCCGATCCGCCGCTTCAGCGCAAGGAACTCGTCAGCAAGTGGAATGACAAACTCAAGCGGGCCCGGAAATACTGGGAGCCCGTCTTCAACCGGATGAAAGCCGATCAGGATTTCGCCGCCGGTTATCAGTGGTCGAAGGAGGAGAAGGACGACCGCTACATCGCCAATCTCACACTGCGCATTATCGCGCAGCGGGTCGCCTTCTTCTACGCCAAGAACCCGAAGTTCATCGCGCACCGCCGCAAGCGTATCCTGAACACGGTCTGGGACGGCGACCAGAGCACCTTGATCTCACTTCAGCAGTCCGCCCAGCAGATGATCCAGCAGGCTATGCCGACACCGCCTCCGGCGCCCGGCATGCCGCCAGGGCCGCCTGCCATCAATCCCATGCAGGCGCAGATGGCGCAGAACGCCGCCGCGCCTATTCTCGAAGACGCAGCTAGAGTTAAGCAAGAAGAGCAGCAGCTCGACAAGATCGCCAAGACACTCGAATACCTGTTCCGCCAGAACGTCGACGAGACACCGCAGAACTTCAAGCAGATGATGAAGATGACGGTGCGCCGCGCCTGCACAACGGGCGTCGGCTACGTCAAGCTGGGCTTCGAGCGGGTGATGCAGAAGCGCCCCGAGATCGAGGCGCGGATCGCGGACATCTCCAATCGTCTCGCAACATTGGAACGTCTATCAGCGGACTTGCATGACGACGAGGTGGACGAGAATGGCCCCGAGGCTGAGGAGATGCGGCTTCTGGTGCGGGACCTGGCTCAGCAAGTCGACATCGTGGTGCGTGAAGGGCTGACATTCGATTACCCCGCTTCTACTGCGATCATTCCCGATCCGAAGACCGTCGAGCTGCGCGAGTTTCTGGGCGCCGACTGGGTGGCGCAGGAGTTCATCCTATCGCCGAACGACGTGAAGGAAATATACGAGGTCGATGTCGGTTCCAGCTACAACGCCTACAAGGGAGTCGACGACGGCGTGACCGTGACTTCGAGACACGGCTTCGTCGTGCTTCAGGACAAGACGGCCAAGACCTCTACCAAAGAAGGCCCCGACGGTCGTTCCTGCTGCATCTGGGAAATCTATCATCGTAAAGATGGGATGGTTTACGTCGTCTGCGACGGCTACCCGGATTTTCTGCGCGAGCCCGCCGCGCCTGAAGTCTACACGGATCGCTTCTGGCCCTGGTTCGTGCTGACCCTCAACTCCACCGATCACGAGACGATGATCTTCCCGCCGAGCGACGTGAAGCTGATCCGCGACATGCAGACGGAGTATAATCGTTCCCGGCAAGGCATGCGCGAGCATCGTCGTGCGGCACGCCCGAAGACGCTGGTTTCGGCGGGCATCATCGACGAGGAAGACCTCAACAAGCTGGAGAACCACCCGGACAACGCCATCATCGAAATCAACGGGCTTCAGCCCGGCCAGAAGGTGGACGATCTTCTCCAGAGCTTTCGTGGTCCTCCTATCGATCCTAACCTTTACGAAACCGAGCAGCTCTTCGGCGACATGATGCGTGTCTCCGGCTTGCAGGACGCCAATATCGGCGGCCAGGGTTCGCAGCCCAACGCTACGACTTCGAACATCGCCGAGGCCTCACGCGCGACCGCCATGGGCGCTTCCATCGACGACATCGACGATCTGCTCACCGGCATCGCCCGCGCGGGCTCGCAAATCCTCTTGCAGGAGATGAGCGTCGATCAGGTCAAGCGTGTCGTCGGCGAGGGCGCCGTCTGGCCGGAGCTGTCGAAACAGCAGATTGCCGACGAGCTTTGGCTTCAGATCGAGGCCGGGTCGACGGGACGCCCGAACCAGAGCCAAGAGATCGCCAATGCCGAGCGTATCTTTCCGCTCCTCATGCAGATACCGGGGATCAAGCCCGAGTTCCTCGCGAAGGAGCTGATCAAGCGCCTTGACGATAAGCTCGATATTACGCAGGCGTTCCAAAGCATGCTCCCGAGCATCCTCGCCATGAACGGCATGGCGTCACGTCTGGCACAAGGCCCGCAGGCGATGGGTGGCCCGATGGACTTTCCCGGCGCGGGCCCGGCACAAGGACCGGCAGGCGCCATGAACGCCCCGCAAGGTCCGCCGCCAGGGGCGCAGCGCGCGCCGGGACAAGTCCCCGGCCCGCCTCCTCCCGGGCCAATGCCGGGACCGACGCACGTCGTCCCTGGTGGGCGCGCCGTCGCGTAATCATTGCGCGAGGAGACAAATCGACCTAAAAGATACGGCACTTAGAGGGGAATGACGTAATGGCAGAACCGTCAACTGCCGAAACTACCATTCCGGTAGAAGCTGCGGAAACCCCGCCGCCCGCGCCGGAAAGCACTACGCCTGCCGACGCAAGCGCCTCCCCGTCAGAGGCAAAAGGCGAACCTAAGAAGGAAACTCTTCTTGAGGCCGTTCTGCGGGCCGTCGAGCCCAAGACGGAAGAAGAGCTTTCCGCCGAGAAATCGCCTGACTCGGGAAAAGACACCCAGAAATCCGAAGCCGAAGGCACGAAGGACGAGCAAGACAAGCTCGACCTCTCGAAGGACCCGGACGAAAAAGAGCTGTCTCAATACAAGAAGAACACGCGCGAGCGCATTCTTCAGTTGATCGAGCAGCGCAACTCTTTCCGGGCCGAAGCCGATGTCACGCGGGTTCTGAGAGACTTTCTGGTCACGAACGACATCGCCCGGGAAGACTTTCAGCTCACGCTGGACCTCGCTGCGGCCATGCGCAGGGGTGATTTTCGGACGTTCCTTCAAGGCGTCGCGCCCTACGTCAATCTCGCCAATCAAGCCCTGGGCTTAGCGCTGCCGCCCGATCTTCATGGTGAAGTTCAGTCGGGGCGCATGTCGCCGGAGATTGCCGCGCAAGCCTCGCGTGACCGCTACCAGCGGGTTCTTTCGGACCAGCACGCCCAACGGGCGACGCAAATCCTGACGAACCAGCAACAGGTCCACGCGACCAATGCACTGTCTTCCAGCATCCAGCAAACCGTGCAGGAGTGGGAGAACGGCGTCCGTCAAAGCGACCCGGATTATGGGCGGAAAGAAGAGGCAGTTAGGAACTTTCTTTGGGCTGTCGTCCAGGAGAAGGGTGCCCCTCGTTCCCCCGAGCAGGCAGTCGAAATTGCACGCGAAGCCTATAATCGCGCCAACAGCATCTATCGCAGTTTCACCCCTCCTCCACGACCGACCCGAGCAGTTCCGAGCAGTGTCAACCGCTCTGCCCCAGGCGCGCGCCCGGAACCCAAGTCGATGATGGAAGCGGCTATGTTAGGTCTGGAGCGTGCTCAAGGCAGGGCTTAGCCCTGACGGAGCACGATAA